GCCAGCAGCATGGGCAGCATGCCGGCAGGGCTGTCGGTGGGGGCAGGGTATTCCGGCGCGGCGGCTGGCGGTGGCAGCGGCGGGCTGCTGTCATCGTCCAACCTCAAGTCTGCGAACGACCTGGCCAGCCTGGCGGCCAGAACCGGGGTGCTGGGCAGCAACCCGGCGCCGCCCCAGGCCCAGTCTGCCGGCATTCCTGCGCGGCAGGCGGATTTCACGGGCCTGCTGTCGGCAGGCCGCACCAATCAACTTTCGGGCGCTGAAAAGCTGATGGCACAGCGCGCGGCACGACGGGGGTAAGCAATGGACAACCAAGCAAGCTACGAGGCCATGCAACAGGCCTGGGGGCAACAAGAACCGAGCGGCCTGATGGGGCTGCTGAATTCACCCATGGGCCAGGCCCTGCTGGGGGCGGGACTGGGCGCGCTGTCCAGCTCGGGCTCTACGGCGCAGGCCATCGGCCGCGGCGGGCTGATGGGCCTGTCTGCCTTTTCGCAGGCCCAGGACAAGCAGGAAAACCGGCTGCTGCAGATGGCCCAGGCCAAGATGCGGGAGGAGGCGTTGGCGAGCCTGAGCCCCCGCGAGGGTGGCGGCTATACGGGAGATATCTCGAAGCTGCTGAGGTTTATGACGCCCGACCAAGTGCAGTCCACCTTCAACCTGGGCCGCAACAAGCTCCACCAGATGCAGGAGTTGACCCAGCCCGATGGCTCCAAGCGCATCTTGGCGATCGACGACTACGGCGACTCCCGGGATACGGGGCTGATGCACGCGCCGGAGATTACGAAGCAGGACCTGGGTGGCCGGGTGGTGGGCTTGAATGCATATACGGGCCAGCAGGCATGGTCCGCTGACAAGACGCAACCTCGACCCCAATCACTGCCGCAACCACAAGCTCAGCCGCAACCGCAACCGCAACCGCAATTTCAGCAGCGCGGGCTGTCGTTCCCGCAGCTCCGCCCCACCGCCAGCTCAGGCTGGAATATTCAGAAAGTGAATTGAGATGGCAACCTTACGCAAGACAGTGCCGGAGGGCGCCGCCCCGGAGGGTATTACACAAGAAGAGCTGCGTGACTATCTCAAGGCCAGTTACGCCCAGGCAGGCCCGCCGACTTTACGCATTGCAGCGCCAGATGGCGCGGACTATGACGTGCTGGCCCCCTACGCTGTTACAGATGAACTGCGTTCCTACTTGAAGACCCCCAGCGTCAAGGCAGGCCAGTCGGATGCGCCTCAGCGTCTTGCGCCGGGAACTGGCCATGAAATCGGCCTTCTGACGCGCCGTGGTGTCGAGGCGGCCGGCGGTGCGATGGAGGCGCCGGCCGACCCATTTCGCCGCTCGGGGCCGTGGACCGCAGGCCGCCAAACCCCTTCTGTCGTGGCACGCAACTTCGCAGACGACGTTGGTGTGCCTCAATCAGAGAGTACGCGACTTGCGCAGCCAGTACAGACAACGCCCGCGCCGCAGCGTTCCGTATGGGATTCGTTGGGCAGACAAGCCAGTTTGTTCGCCAGACATGCAATTGTGGGGCCAGCGCAGACCGTGGAGTTGTTTACATCGCCAGTCCGCTTGGCACTCCAGCTCGCAGGCCTCCCGACTACTCCTGAATCTGTTATGGCGGCCCAACTTGCCGACCGGCTTGGGCTTGCCAAGCCTGAGACCAGGATGGAGCGCCTCACTGGCGATGTCGTAGGGGCTGTCATTGGTGGCGGTGTGCAGACGGCTGCGGCACGAAAGCTGCTGCAGTTTGCTAAGGACCCGATTGTCAACGCTGCGGTTCGCCACTTTGCAGACGAACCTGCAATGCAACTAGTAGGTGCAGCAGGGGACGGCTTTGCCACTGGTATTGCGCGGGAAGTGGGCGCGACTGACTTGGGCCAGAAGATATCGGGTTTTCTTGGGGGGGCAGTGGCGAGCTCTGGAGCCAAGGCGGCCATAGGTGCTGCCGGCAAAGCCTTTGAGCGTGTAGCACAACGCCATCGAGGGGGTGCGCCGGTGATGATGCCACCACATGGTGATACCCCGGAGATTTCCACGCAAGTTGCAAGCGAAAAGACACTGACCAAGGATGGCGAGCGCAGCAGTGCAATGGCTAATCCGCGCGTCGTAGATGTGAGGGATACCAACCACAGGCAAGTGACACCGAGGCGGGAAGACCTGGAGGTTCGCACCGAAGGCGATGTGGTGGCCGCAGGACGCGAGCTGGCCCACGAGGCTACACGCAAGCGCGGTGGATTGCACAGTGCCGATGCACTCGATAGATCTCCTTCGCAGGCGTTGAATTCGGCTGTCAGCCGTGTGGGTCTGGAAAAAAGGGGATCGTCTTTTTCGCCTGAGGATATCCAGCTGTTGGAGAGAATTGGACGGGTTGCCAGCCATCCTTCTGCCCCATCGGCAAAAACGGCCGTCGCTGGGAATAACTACCCTCTTGCGGCAGTCGATTTGGTAAAGGGTGCAACCCATAATAAGAGCGGGTTCAAGATTCCGGAGAGGAATGTCTGGTTCACCAATGATGCCCAGAAAGCCCGGAAGGGACTGCTGTCACAGCAGGTATTGGAGGAGGTATTACTCTCCAATACTCCCAAAGGGGAATTTATGGGAGGGCTGCTTACGAGTCCGAAATATACAGGTCGTCCCCAAGGCGGCAGGAATCAGTAGAAAGACGAGGCGCTCAGACCTGATTGCAGGCTCAGGCAAAGGCTTCAGTTGTCAGGCCAGGGAGCGCAGAAGTGACGTTGCAAATAGCGCGGAAAACTGTCTTGTCGCGCCTTTGTGGCTGCATTGGCGCGATATTCTCCGTGAGCGCCGTGGTCAAAAAACCGGCTGGAGCAGCTTTTTTAGGCCGCGGCGTTGGTCGTTCCAAGCAATATGGGCGGCAGGCGGGTGTTGTTTGGATGTACCGCCTGCTTTGCCGGGCCAGGTGCATTGGTTCAACGCCGCCAAGCCTGGATTGGCACGGCGGCTTGAACCGTTATTCGCCTTCGCGAGGCCAGGGCTTGTAGGCAAAGATCCAGAGAGAAATCCAGTTCACACCAGGGATCAACGCCAGCACGGCCAGCCATTTCGAATGGCCGGTTCTTGTCAGGATTCGTGCAATGGGCCATGCCACTGCAAGCCAGACAACGAGTCCGAATATGAACATAGTGAACCAGTGCCAGATGCTGAAGCTTCCCATTGCAGTGTTCTCCCTTGAGGTGGTGTTTGTATCGTTATCGTAACAAATTCCGACGATAAAGGCTTTTCTCATGGCAGCGAGCGTCAAGGACGGGTGGGCCGCCGGTACGGGCCCAGGCTGCGTCAAGCCACCGGGGTGTGAGTGGGTGGCGTGTCCGTCGGAGCACTAGGGGCCAATATTGCAGCACGATAAAGAAAATTATCGTCAGGCCCGCCATGGCAATGATAGAGACATGGGTTGAGGGAGCGAATCCTGATTGGGTCAGCCACCCGCTGATGAATTGGGTGAAGGTTTCAAGGCTGAGTTGGCGCAAGGCATCCGGAATTCCGGCGATGGTTTCAATGAAATGATGGAATAAGTCGGTAATCTTGTCGATGGACTGGATGGTCAGATCAGAAATTTTGGCTATGAGGCGGGGGAAGTCACTGCGAAGGCCTGTGGGTCTGATAACCCATCTGAAAAAAAGAAAAAACCCACTGATCAAAAGGCCAATTCCAAGAGCATAGTAGATAAATACAGCTGCGAACATCAGAAGCAGATCGGAACCTTTGTCCACGATGTAAAAGAATTTTCTCCAGCCCTTCATGCTTCTTCCTTGAACCGCCTGCAGCGGGTTTTTATTCACCAGCCTCCCTTGTGGAGGCTTTTTTTATGGGCAATCCATGCCAGTACCCAACAGCATAGACGAGCTTTCGCCGAATTCGGCGGAGAACTATCCCGCCGGCACGGAGCCGGTTTTTCCGAACCTGGACAACTACATCCGGTTCCATGCGGCCTGTATTGCCCAGTTGCGCGATGAGGTGGCCGCCGCTGGCATGCCCCTTGGCGGATCGATGTGGTGGGGCGGGGCGCGTTCCAGGATCAAAGCCAATTTCAAGCCAGAGGATGGCGATCTGCTGCTGCGCGCGGATTACCCGGCGCTGTGGCAGTTTGTGTCGACCGGTGGCTATCCGCTGGTGGCGGAAGCGGACTGGTGGGCGGACAAGGCCAAGCGTGCCAGCTTTTCCAGCGGAGATGGGGCCACCACGTTCCGCCTGCCGGACAACAACGGCAAGCAAAAGGACAGTTTTGGCGCTGCCGTCAAACGCGGTGACGGGGCTTTGTCTGCGGGGGCACCGGGGCTGATCCAGGACAGCCAGAACAAGGAGCACGACCACGCGGCGGCGGTTACCCAGGCGGGTGCGCATTCGCACACCGTCAGTGGCAGCACCGGCCAGGCGGGCAGCCACAACCACGGCTACACCGGCAACGAGGGGCAGGGCAACCCGGACGGGGCCACCGACACCTATGGCGCCATTGGCACCAACCGCAGCTATGTGCGCTATTCCAAGGTGCAGGACGCAGGCGCGCATGCGCACGACGTGAGCGGTACGGCGGCGGCAGCAGGATCGCACACGCACGAGGTGTCGGTGACCAAGCAGGGCGGCACCGAGGCGCGCGGCATTGCCACCACCGGCTGCCATGTGATGCGCGTGAAATAAGGAAGGGCAGATGCAAAAGTACAAATCCAATATCACCAGCACCACGGGCGCGGCGATCCGCAATGTGCCCGTGACGGTGCTGAACGAGGCCGGCGAGCTGGCGAGCCTGTTTCTGGACCGCGCCGGCGCCATTGCCGCGCCGAATCCGCTGGTCACTGACAGCTCGGGCAATTTCTATTTCTACGCGGTGAACGGGCGCTACAGCCTGCGCACTACCGTGGAGGGTGTCACGATCACCGACGACGATGTGGTGCTGCTGCAGGACCCCGAGGAAATCACGGTGGCAGGCCCCATTGCCGAGGCGGTTGCCGCGGCCCAGGCGGCGGCGCGTCAGGCGCAGGATGTGGTGGATTCATCCGGCATCCCGGACATGGTTGCTGCAGCACAGAACGCGGTGATCGATTCCAACCAGGCATTGCAGGAGGCACGCGGCGCTTCGCTGGCATCCGCCGAGGCCAAGCAGGCGGCAGAGAGCGCTAAGGGTGCCGCAGAACTGGCCAAGGGCGATGCGCAAGCTGCTTCCTCCACGGCGAATACGGCAGCGCAGCAGGCGAATGCTGCGGCGCAGAGTGCTGCGCAGTCGGCGGTGTCCATTGATCCTGCGCGCCTGCTGACGCCTGCTGAGCGGCAGAAGCTGGATGGCGTTGAGGCTGGAGCTACCAAGAATTTCGCAGTCACAGCTATTGCTTCCGGCGCCAACATGGACACTTTGTTGGAGCCTGGGTTCTACTTCTGCGGTTCTGGCGCAGTTGCAGCGACACTTATCAATTGCCCCGTGTCCCAGGCATTCGGCATGCTGGTGGAAAATGTCGGCGGTGTGTCAAACGGATTCCTGCGCCGTCGTCAAACGATCACCCAAAACAATGGGACAGATAACACCCGGTACGTGCGCAATTGCCAAGAGAATGTATTCACAGCTTGGATTCCTCTGCCGTCAATTGTCCTTGTTAATAGCTGGACTGCGCTGAATACATTCAATGCCGGGTTGAACGCTAATCGTATCGGCGTTGGTGGTACAGGTTGGAATACCGGTGTCGGTGTGTACTGCACTGATAATTCCTTCTCTGCAAACGCCAATTATTCTGGTGTCAATATGGACATTTCGTCCAATGGCGACACGCTGACGGCTACCCGCACGCACCGTGCTGCGTATCTGCGGGTGCGTAGCAATAACACCTCGGCGCAATTGGCGGGATTTACGAATGGCATCACCGGCGTGGAAGGTGTTGCCGAACTTTCCACGGTAGCAGATGGGGTTGGGGAAGCCACATTTATCTATGGTGTACGGGGCTATGCAACGGACAACTCTGCTCGGACGCAGCTTCTAAATGGTGCTTATGCTGGTTGGTTTAATAGCCAGCATACTGGAACAGCCACCAAGACCACTACCGAATCCATCGCGGTTTTGGCTCAGGTTACCAATAACAATACCAACAACACGCTGACCCGTGCTACAGGCGTTCACACAGCAATGGTGAACACTGCGGGCACTATTACCACGGGGTATATCTATCGAGGTACCTATACTGGCGCGGGTACGTACGGGGTGAAGTGGGGTATCCATCTGGCGGGTTCCACGCAGAACCAAATCGACGGATGGCTTGCGCTTACAGACACCACAGAATCCACGTCCGCCACTACCGGGGCGCTGAGAATTGCAGGCGGCCTAGGGGTAACTAAAACAATTTACGCAGGCGTGGCCGTTTATGCCCCTCTGGTGAGTGCAGACGATGTAGTTACTACATCCGTCAACGGTGGGCAACTTTCAGGACGTCGCAACAAGATTCACAACGGCGCGATGCGTATCAACCAGCGTGGCGAATACGCTGTGGCCCCTGGCCCTGCGGGAATGGATCGTTGGTTCTACGGTGGAACTCATGATGGTGTTATAGCATTCAGCAACCTAAGTGTAACTGCCGACCTGCTTTCGTTAGGTTTTACAAATGCCATGCGGGCTACCATAACCACAGCCGATACTTCCTTGGCTGCTGGGCAGTTCGCCATGATTTCTCAACGTATTGAGGGGTACAACGTTGCAAGCTTGTCAGGACAGACATTCACGTTTTCCTGCATGGTTCGTGCGTCTGTGGCTGGCACTTATTGCCTGAGCTTTCGTAGTGCTGGTGGTGATCGTTCTTGGGTTACGGCTATTGGTCTGAATGCTAATACCTGGACTAAGGTGGTTACCACCATTCCAGCGGGGCTGCCTACCTCCGGTGGTACGTGGAACTTCACTTCCGGAATAGGTCTTGAGGTTGGGTGGTGCTTGGGCAGCGGCACAACCCTCCACACTGCAACCGTGAACGCATGGACGAATACGGCTGCTATCTGCACGTCCGCCAATATCAACATGCTTGGCGCTGCTGGGCGTACTTTTGATATGACAGGTGTTCAATTGGAGCGCGGCGATAAAGCTACCCCGTTTGAGCATCTGGATATTTCCGATGATCTTTTCCTGTGCCAGCGATACTTGCAATCATATCCCGGTGTATACACTCTGGGTACTCAGGTGTCTGGGGCGGATGCTGTGAACATGAATCGTCATGCGTTTAATGTTCCTATGCGCGTAACTCCAACCATTACGCAGTCCGGTATGGGTGGCACTGGCGGGTATTGGTACGCTGAAAACCATCTTGGTTTCGGCCAAAGTGGTTACAACAGCATTATTACGGGAACCCCCGTTTTAATTTTTAGCGCAGAACTATGACATACCAACTTTTATCTACTGGAAATCACGTAAAGCATTTGCCAACAGGCGATGTAATCCCTTTTGTTGACGAAAACCGGGATTATGTGATTTACAAAGAATGGCTGTCTGCGGGTAACACACCAGAACCCACAGAAATGCAGGTAATTTACAACCGCTACACCGGCAAGGAAAAGTTCGATTTGTTCACACCGGAAGAACAGCGGGCCATTGCTGGCGCGGCCATGACGGACGTGGATGTGAAGCTGTTTTACGACCGTTTCACCATCGCGGACTACATCACATATGGCGACCCCGAAATGGTGCTGGGCCTGGAATTCATGGAGCAGCGCGGATTTCTGACGCCGGAACGTCACGCTGCGGTCATTGCTGAAATGACACGCTGAACAGCACGCAAACCACAGAACCCGCTTCGGTGGGTTTTTTTACGCCCTGGGAGGGGTAATGGACGACTTCGGAAACGAACTGCCGGCGCTGACCAGGCAGCAGATCAATCAGCGTTTTGACACGGGGAGCGAGCGCATGGCCGCAATCGAAAGGGAATTGGGCAAGACACGGCAGGAGCTGCACGAACTCAAGCAGCAGCTGACGGAACTGCTGGAATTTTTCGGCGCGATGAAGGGTGCATTCAAGGTCTTCCACTGGCTGGGACTGCTGGCCAGGCCGATGGCCGCCATCGTGGCGCTGGGGGTCGCGCTCACAGCTGCATGGAACGCTGCACGCGGGGGGATCTACCCGAAATGATGAACTACAAGCAGAAATTGATCGCGGCCATTGGCGCCGCGGCTGCCGTAGTGGTGGTGCCCTTTGTGGCCACGCATGAGGGCACGGTGCTGCTCACGTACCGCGACCCCATTGGCATCGTGACCGCGTGCACCGGCCACACAGGGCCTGAGTTGCGCATGGGGCAGACATTCACGCGTGAGCAGTGCGAGGCCATGTTGTACCAGGATCTGGCCCAACATGCCGATGCCCTGGGCTGTATCCGCCAGCCGCTGACCGATGGCCAGCGCGCCGCATTTCTGTCGTTCGCCTTCAATGTGGGGGAGGGGGCTTTCTGCGGTTCCACCCTGGTGCGCAAGGCCAATGCCGGGGACATGGATGGGGCGTGCGCAGAGCTGAGCCGCTGGACCTATGCCGGCGGCAAGCAGCTGCCCGGCCTGGTGCGCCGGCGTGCTGCAGAGCGTCAGCTGTGTGAGGGGGGCTTGGCATGACGGGCCGCTGCAAAAGCTTGCTGGCCGCCCTGGTGCTGGCCGGGGCCTTCGCCGCAGGCTGGGTGGTTCAGGGCTGGCGGGCGGATGCCGCGCTGGTCCAATTGCGCCAAGCCCATGCAACCGTGCTGGTCGAGATCGCTGCAAAAACACAGGCAGCAGCCGAAGCTGTCCGGACCTATGAGCGCCAGGCCGCCCTGGCGCTGGCCGCTGCTGACAAGAAAGGCACTGAGGAACTAAGCAATGCAAAAGCTGAAACACAGCGCATGCGTGATTGCGTGCGCGCTGGCACTTGCGGGGTGCGCATCGTCACCCGCTATGTCGATAACACCGGTGTTGGTAGGTCCACAGATGCCGCCGCCGGCGGCGTGGGCGATGGCGCCATCACGCTCGATGCAGGCGTATCAGAGCGTGTTCTCTATCTCCGGGATGCCATCGCCGAAGACGACGCAGCGTTGACTTATTTGAAAGAGTATGTGCAGCAATGTTATGCCGTAGGCATTCAGTTAGAAAGCATCAAACTCCATTAGCCAGCTTACGCTGGACAAGCTTAAGCATCCATTTTTTTATAAAATTTGAGATTTTTTCTTCTATTAATATATATGAATATCTGGAAAAAATAATGGTAATAATTACCATAGATGTACCATATAAAAAACCATAAAGATAATTTCGCATTTCTATTCGAAGAAGTAGGTCTTCAAAAAATGAATGTACGATGAAATGCCAAATATATATCGAAAAAGATATATTTCCAAGATAGACTAGATGCTTGTTGATTTTGGGCGAATAGTGCTTTTCATACCACGCAAATGCTGTAATCATTACAGCGAAGCCCGCGCCGGATTGGGTTATTCCGTGGCCTGTTCCATATCCAGAGAAAATCTGCCAAAAAACCAAAAATCCAGAAATCAAGCATAGTGAAAAAATTAGCTCTTGGTTTATTTTTGGAAGTATTTTAACTAATCTTGCAATAAAAAATCCTATAATAAAATTCCATATTATAGGGTTTGTGGCTATATTTAAGTAACCAAAACTGAACTTGTAACCCAGATATGGGGATAAAGTAATATCGCGAAAATAAAGAGGTATAATAATCAGAGTGGTACCAAAGAAAAGCAATATTATTAATTTTGGAAATTTGAACAATATGCTGAATGCTACGATACCGTAGAAAAAAATCTCATAGTTCAAAGTCCATCCAACAAATAATTTTGCGCCATACATTGGAGCGTGATCATTAGACAGCGGGTAGAAGAATAATGATTTAATTAACTCTATGTTGTCTTGACTCGTTGATATTAATTTAAAGTCAGGAATGGTCACATAGCACCAAGCAATTGATGCTATCAAATACAGTGGAACAATGCGTGCTATCCGTTTTATAGAGAATTCAAGCATTGAATTCAATCCAGGCCTGTAATCAGGAAGGCCCATGACGAATCCGCTAATTATAAAAAATAACGCTACCCCTGTCCCTCCATATGAAAATAGATTATCTCCAAGAGGATAATTGGGGAGATTGAATAATGCTCGGAAATGAAAGAAGACAACCAGCAATGCTGCGATTCCCCGCAGTGCCTGGATGGAGTCATATCGGGTATTTATTTTGACTGTCTGATCCGTTGCTAAAAACAT